ACGGATACCGCTGCCACTTTCATCCCCATATCGTACATGGTTTTGGCGTTTTTGAGTTTTTCACAGTTCATATCTCGTACAGTTCTACCCGCTGAGATACCAAGGATTTGAGTTTGAACTGCGCCCGCTACACCTACAGTACACAAATCAGAGTTGCTTGCGCTAATCTGTGGAGATATGGCCGAGGGCGGCGGACTGTTGATGGTGGTATCCATCGAACCATCAGAAGTTATGGTACTGTTCGTATCTGTTCTAATTGTATCATCAGCGGCTACATGGCCGCTAATAAGAATAAACATAGAGATCAGTAATAATCTAAACATGGTTACTGCGGATTTCCTCTATTACCCTGCTGTTTAAGCAGTTCACGTTGCATAGCAGACTGGATACGTTTGTCCGTTTGCTCTTCTTGTGACTGTAAACGTTGCTGGAATTGCTGTCCACGCATCTGCTGGTTCTGTGCATCCAACTGTAACTTGGCTTGATCGATTTGATTGTCTGCCTGATCGGACGCCGCTTTTTGCTGTAACTCTGCTTCTTTGAGTTTGACCAATGGATCGGGAGCGCCTGCGCCAGAAAGTTGACCAGATAGCTCTTTCAATTGCTGTAAGCCTTCGGCAATAAATTGCGCCGTCATCTTCTCGACTTCTAACATTTGCTCGGCATCTGCGGGCTGACCGCCTTGTTGTTGTACTTGTTGCAGATAAGCAACGGCCGCTTGTTCGCGGGCCGCGATCTGTACATGTTCCATCACGTGTTTTTGTAAAGCGATTCCAATCATTGGGGACCCACTCACAATAGGGCTTGACCCGAAGACTAAATGGCCCATTATGTGCGCCTGATGATTTTGGCCTTCAAACGCCTTCATCGGGAGCATGTCCAGTGCATTTATGTTTTCTTGCGCCGGATCGAGCGGTTCTTCCGTATCTGCCGGTACTGATTTCAATAATCGATCAATATCGGTTACACCTAGAGCTTCGTACATGTCGCTATACACTTCATGCAGGTTATGTATTTCTGGAGCTTGTGTAGCCAACTGTAGTTTAGTTTGTGCTAACATGATGCGTTGTGACTGACTAAATACGTTAGGATTACTTACCGGAACAACGTCTACGCGATCATCAAAGTCTTCACGCATGATTGTTGCGTCAGCACCAGCCACGGAGTACGGATACTCTTGAGGTAAGCTTTCAGACATAACACGAGCCAAAATCTTAAACTCTTGACGCATTGCGTAGTGCAAACGTTTATGTACAGCACTCATGACCCGCGAGCCTTGCTCCATCATTGCCATAGTTGTGCCTACAGCCGCTTGCTGATTACCATCACCCACTTTTAAGTCCGTGATTGTTGCAAACCGCTGACCAGCTTGGACCACAAAACCTAACAACTGAAATAGTGTTTGGTCGGGCCCCTTGAAAGGCAACGGCATAAGGCTGTCACGAATAGCGCCCCCGGGAGCGTCCACATCGCGGAACTCACCGGGCTGCAACGGATCATCGTCGTCTCTGATGCGTAGTCCGCGGGCTTTGAAACCCGCAGGGAGATTGGACAACGTACCGGCGTCGATCAACTGTCGCAGTGCCGAAGTGGCGGTTCGTGACAAACCGCCTATAGTGTGTATTAAGCCAAGGCCGTAAAAACCAAAGCCGGGTAAGAACTTGTAGTGCGTAAAGTATTGTATTTTCTTGCGACGCTCGTCCTCTTCGTTCCAGTTACGACGAACAGATAAAACCTGCCCATTGTCCATAGAAAGAGTAACAATGTAAGGAATACGGATGCCTGTAGGCTCCCCGTCATCGTCTACGTCTTCATATCCTTCCAAATCTAAATCAACATGGCATTCAAGAATAGTACAGTCATAATCAATGGTTCCCGGCTCTACGCCGTCGATCCGATCAATTTCTCCGCCAACACCTGTAACTTCGCGTTGTGACGGAATAACATCCACATCATCCAAGTAAATGCCTGCAATCTGACGCTTGCGCAGATCGTTTAAAGACATTCTCACAACTTGTGTGATATTAGGACATGTTTCGAGGTCCGCGGTCTCATAGGGAACAACCAAGTTCTCTGCCGGTACAAACTTACTGACCGCACGACCCATAGCCTCATCATAATATGTTTTCTTGAAAGTAGACCCAGCAAGCGGCAAATAGAACAACATCTGATCCATGTCAGGAGTATAATCCTCCATAACGCTTGTGATATAAAAATTCATAAATTGTCTAACGCGTTGCGATTGAGCAGACTTTGCTCGCGTCTCTTCGCCCATAACGACAGTACGAACCGGTCCACTAGCAGGGAGTAGCTCATTAAATGCTTGTGCCTGAAATTGTGTTGCCGCTTCGGCAAGTAGAGGATGTGTCACGCCAGAGGACCCACGGAAAGGTTGTGCCCGCTCCTCGTAATTAAACCCTAAAAGTTCTAAACCACTAGAATACGCGTCTTCCCAATCCTGACGACTGGCTTTGTTCGCATCGTATTCACCAAGAAGTTCACCGGCAATGCGCTGTAGTTCGCGGTCTGGCATCTCTTCTGCTAAGTTGGCATAAAAATCGTCATCCACGCCGCGCTGGTCCTGCGGATCAAAATCAACCTCAACACCCCCGTCGTCCGTCTCATTGATTTCTATATCACCAACGTTTTCCACTTCAATCATTGCCATGACGTCGTTTTGCGAATCTGGAAGTTCAATCTCCATCTCCGCCTTCAACACGTCTTCATCAATTTGTGAAGGGACATTATTGTCCATTAAACTACTTTGGTATCCATTTATCGGTTCTTCAGCCATAGTCTCTCCTAATGATCCGAAATAAGACGACCTTCGTCATCTCTCGGAAAATAAACGTCAGGGACCGTAGCTTCTGAAGAACTGCGCCTTTTGCGTTCTTCCGGGCCCCGGCCCAAAATTAAATCCAACTGCTCAAATATTGCAGCGTCCACAGACTGCGCGAGTTCCATAGGGGTCGCATTAATACCCGCGGCCTTGAATAAGTTAATGCCAACAGCATTGTTTCTCTTATCCATAGCAGCATGTAACTTGTTTGTGAACATCTCTCTTAAATTACCCGCTTTGAGCGCGGTCTCCGGCCCGTACTGCTTTGCCAACAAAGCCGAAGCAAGCATATGACCTCGCGTGTCACGAAGCTCTTGAGGGTTAGGTAAGTCCGGACGTGGACGATCTAATCGCGTACTCCCGTATAACGGGTCAATACCGATCATCCCACTTTCAGGCATAATATCTACCGGATAATCATACTCGTTAGCCAGCCTCTGAAAAAACGTAGGGGTCCCTTCGGGATAAAAAGTATCTCGACCTTCAGAATCTATACGCCCCGAACTAGATATAAAAGATTGTTGGGCCGCGTTTATCGGCACGGGGAAGTCACCTTCAGGATCATTGAACGGCAACATGTCCATAAATATAGCCCCTAAACCTTTTTCAGCGTCCGACATTCTTAATAATCCTCAATAGTACAATCGCACTCTAGCAGAGTTTTCTTCATCTTCCCAGTCATCTGTTGGCAATTGTACAAAATTCCCTTGACGATAGCGCATAAGAGCCTGTGTCATACTATCAACCAAATCATCATGCTCTCCATTTGGAAACGCCGCAACCTCTTCAATCAACTCATCCGCCCACATCTCGTCGGGGGCCCAAACCATACCTGCCTCAAACAACGGCGCAATACTATGCGCTCTCGTCACCTTATCATTTCCGCGGCTCGGTGTAAAATTAACAACAGGTATGCCCATGTTCCGTAGTTCTTGCGTCAAAGGCAACCCACTCGCCTTCGCCTCAATAATTACCGTGTCAGGGTCCCAAAAATTAAAACTTTCTAAGGCCTCTTGCTTCAATTCAGGAAAATCCCACCGCCCCTTCTTAACATCTAACAAAATTAAATTAGGCCCCGAACCACCTTCATTTGGATAAAATACCCCCCATGTCGTGATCGCAGAAAAATCAGCAGTCTCTTTCTTACTAAAAGCAGTATCATAACTCTGTATGACATATTCTAGCTGGGGGACCCTGTCTTTTTCCCACAACTTCCACCACTCACGCTTAATAATCGCATTCTCTTCACCCGTAGGATTTTGCTGATACTGCGCATTCCATTTGCTCGGAGGGATAGATGAGCGGACCGCGGTCAAATCTTCCAAACTCCAATACTCCGGCCAACAAGACGTGCCATCCTCAAATATTGCAGGTAATTCAACCACTTCCCACTGATCCGCAGACGCATCCTTGGCTTGAGCCCGCATCAATTGCCCCGTCATATCCTTCTCTGACCACCGAGTTTGAACCAAAACAATAGACCCACCCGGTTGTAAACGCTGTCGAGGCCCACCAGTATACCAATCCCACGCATCATCAAAACCGTTGTTTGACATCGCCGTCTGCTCCGAGTGAGGATCGTCAATAATAATTAAATCACCCCCACGTCCCGCTAAGTTGGAACCAACACCCACCGCATAATACATTCCACCACTGCTCGTGTCCCACCGACCAGAGGCCTTACTGTCTGCCGCCAACTGAACTCCCGGAAACACGTCCTTGTAATCATCACTCTCAATCAAGTTCTTTGTCTTACGGCCAAAGTTTACCGCCAACTCCGTCGTGTGTGTCGCCTGAATGATCTTCATTTTCGGATTACGGCCCATCATCCACGCAGGAAACAAATAAGACGCAAACTCACTCTTCGTGTGCCGCGGTGCCATGTTGATGATCAAACGCTTCAACTCCCCACGGGCCACGCGCTCTAGCTTTTCCGCAATGATCTTATGGTGACGGCCCGCGATGAAGTCAGGCCAAACAGTTTTAACAAAAACTAAAAAATCATTTTGGCATTTCTCGTTCTTCATGATCTGCGCAAGACGCAACTCGAGCTTTAATTTTTTGTCTTCGAGCATATTATTTTGAGCTACGTTCATGGGGGACCCTAGTTAATTTTTGTAAATTGTTTCACGTGAAACATATGCGATATTAAGGGCTATTATAGGACAGTTAACGCTCGTTGCAAATAACTAATGAATATTTGTGAGAAACATGGCCCAAGCCCTCGGTACGCAGACCGGCCGTTGGCGAAATTGGACGGTTTTTTTGGCTTAAAAACCTCGTTTTATGACCCGATAGCCGAGGGACCCGAGAAAATTCGGACGCGTTGCGGTTCGGGGTTCACGATCCAAGGGCAAAGGTTTTTGTTCTGCGATCGGCTCGGCCGGTAACTTAATATTTGACTGCGGGGCTCGGATAACTGCCGTCAACTGCGCTCTAATATTCACGGGCCACGGTCATCTAACTGGTGCCCGCTGACCTTGATCCAGTGCCCACGATACGCGCGCCGGTAGGTTTGGGCCCTAGGCCTCGGCCCTTGGGCCGGTTTGTTTAACTGTTTATCTCTGCGCAATAAAAAAGGCCTGCACGATGGCAGGCCTCGGTTGGTTGGTTATGGTGTCCAGCTATTACATATGGTCAATATTAACCGTGATATCGCCATCTCTGATCATCTCTTTAACGGTGTCCTTTATATCATCTGCGCCGCCTTCGTTTAAATCTGCGACGTCACTTTCAAGGCTTTCGATGCGATCCTCAAGGCACGAAATAGAATAGTCCAGTTCTAGTTCTATTTGTGATTTAACCTCTTTCAATATCAAACGCTCAATATCTGATTTAATAAGATTA